CACAAGTTTATTGACCAGGCGAATAGTGCTTACGTTACTATCTTTACCTCTCTCCTCCATTCTCGTTTAAAATCACTCATCGCTGTGTGCCTACTTCCAGTTAATTCCATGGCGATCATTGATATTTTCACGTTTAATATAGATAATTTATTAGTATGGTTGAGTAAGTTTAATCCAGAACGCATACTTAGAGCGATTTGCAATGCAGGCAAATCTGTGTGGGACGCGTGGCGATGTTTCTTCTTCGGAATTAACTTCAATAAACACGAGTGGGCTCTAGATGCGTTCATGCCTTATATTCCAAGTTACACGGAACAGATGGAGGACGTATACTCCCGCATCACGGCCGATGTTTTAGAAGAGCCCATCGAGGATCTCCTAGAACTCGACTTTGAGGTGGAAGAATATTTCCAACGGGATGTGTTGCCCAAAAAGAAAAAGGGCGAAGAAGAGGACGGACCTATGGCCAGTGGTAGGTCTCGGGGAGAAGATGACGTGCAAGGTGAAGCATCTGCGTCTCCTTCAGGGCAGTATGGACCCGGTGGGAACACCTACGGTCTGCCCGAAGAGGAATTTGAGCCAGTGGAGGCTCCTCCCGAGGTTGGTACCAGTGGACAGGAATGTTCGGATGATCCAGTGATGGCAGAGGCTTACGACAAAGTCATGGACATCCCACACCCCAACGACGACGTGTATACAGGGTTCGGTAGTTTTGAACAGCTGCCGGTTGGACCCAAAGGCAGGATTGAACGGAATCCTATGGCTTTCTTTCCCAAGTATGACAAGAAAGAAGCCAGGCAGCAGCGGAAACGCGTGAGGGCAGGCAGAATGGGGGATGCTAGCAATGCAATTGCAAAAATCATCCGCACCCGCCATTCCATTCCTGACGGCAATTTTAGTCAGATAGACGAAGTTGCCTACAGGAACACCGCACAGTCAATCTGTCAGGAATTGCAAATCAATTCCCAGGACACCCATAAGCTTGTGTGGTCTGCTTCCGCCATCGCTGCCAGGCCGGGACAGGGCGAAATAGATTCAATCATGTTGACTCACGCCCCAAGTGCAAGGAACGCCCGTGATTACATTTCAATTGTAAGAAACAGGGTGCACTTTGCCGGGTTTGTCCCCCCGCAGGATTTTTAGAGGGCCCAGTCAGCTATCCGGTGGAAGATGCCCCATTCCCCATCCTTGGCATCCCGGAAGTGAGGTTAGCTGATCGTAGGGCAAGTAGAGTGTATAGGGATAAGCGTGTAGTAGGTCTACCAGCTTTAGCAGCTGGCAGGCGTGTTTGTGTACATAAATATTCTTTACATAATATGATAGTAAGTCTAGAGCAGCGTGTATTCCGTGTCAAAAACGCTGCGGGGGAGTTCGTGCCCCCCCCTCAACCTAAGCCCAGAGCTTTCGAATCCATTGAATATTTTCAACGGGAATGGAAGCGCAAATTGCTTTTGCATGGGCCTGTCTTGAAGAGTTCTGTTCAAGACGTTGTCAACTGCTATAGTGCGGAAAAGCGCAAGTTATACCAAAAAGCAGCAGACAGCTTGTTGAGGAAAAGTGTGCAATGGCGAGATTCCAAAGTCCAAGCGTTCATCAAAGTTGAAAAATTAGATTGTGAGGACAAATCGCCGGTTCCACGAACAATCCAACCCAGAAGCAAACGGTACAATTTGTCGATTGGCCAGTATCTTCGTCTCAATGAGAAGAGGATGTTGAATGCAATCGATGAAGTCTTTGGGGAGAAGACAGTACTCAGTGGGATGGATAATAGAGCGCAAGGCCGAGCCTTCGCCTATAAATGGGGTAAGTACCGAAAGCCTATTGGAATTGGGCTTGATGCCAGTAGATTCGACCAACATTGCAGTGTAGAAGCACTTCGATTTGAACACAGCTTTTATAAGTCTGTGTTCCCTGATGAGGAAACACTACACAAATTATTGGACTGGCAGTTGGAGAACCATGGGACAGCTCTCATGCCAACTGGAGAATTGGTACGTTACCGAACCAAGGGATGTCGAATGAGTGGGGACATCAACACAGGCTTGGGGAATAAAATCCTCATGTGCGCAATGGTTCACGCCTTCTTGAAGGAAGTTGGCGTCCGCGCTTCGTTAGCCAACAATGGCGACGACTGTGTGCTAATCTGTGAGAAGGAAGACTTTGATCGGATAAACGATAATCTCAGGAAATGGTTCCTGCGCAGGGGTTACAACATGGTTGTGGAAGACCCTGTCGAGCATCTTGAGAAAGTCGTTTTCTGTAGAAGTCAACCAATCTGTGTCGCCGGGAAATGGGTTATGGTGAGACAGATGGGTAGTCTTAGTAGGGACTGCTTTTCTACGCAGAATTGGCTCATTCCAGCCACGTACAGAGACGCTATGAACGCTTTGGGACAGTGCAACGGCATCATTAATGACGGTGTTCCAATTCATATGGCACAAGCCAAGCGCATGTACGAATTAGGTGGGTCTCGCAAGTTTAAAATTGAAGCTCTCCACAAACAAATGGAGTACAGTTGGCGAGATCGATTAGGCAGTAGGACGAATCTTTCGTGGAGTGAAGTTGAGGATAGTACTAGGATATCCTACTTCACCGCTTTCGGTGTGGAACCGAGAGTGCAGAGGCTAGTTGAAGAGTACTTCCTGTCCGCTCAGGTCGGGGAGGGGCGCATGATAAACTCTCTTCCTTCAAACTATTCTCGCATCCACAAAGATACACTACTGTCAATCAACCACTAAATGGCAAACAAGAAATCCCAGAAATCCAAAAGTGCTCCACCTTCTACCCGGAAGGCAGCACGAACTACAACTCCAGTGAAGATGGTCGCTGCTCCCGTTGCAATATCACGCAGGACCAATACTGTCAAAGCCAAGCCCAAAACCAGCAACATGCCTTATAGGTCCCAACTTCTTACTAGGGTCACAAACTCGGATGATCTCAGAGTGAATAACGGGTTCGTCGACGTGCAAAAATTCCGTCTCAACCCGAGTAACCAGAATGTGTTTCCCTCCCTTGCCTTCGAAGCCGCCAATTACGACGAGTATCGTTTTACTTATCTGCGGTTGCGGTACCAGAGTTTCTGCGGTACTGCCACAAACGGCAAGGTTGAGCTATGTTATGACCCCGATTCCCAGGATTCCCTTCCCGCCTCTGCTGCAGTTCTTTCGCAGTATGCGATGCAGGCCTCATGTTCAGCGTGGGACAAGTGTGAGATTCTTGTCACTCGTAAAGGCCCGACTCCCTGGCGATTCATCGATGACACAAATGTCGTCGACAAGAAGTTGGTAGACTCAGGACAAGCGATCATTGCGACATACGCTTCAGGTCCTTCCGGAGCAAATTTGCAGATTGGTGACTGGTATATCGATTATAGAGTCGAATTCCGAAGTCCTCAACCAACTGCCTCTCTGGTTCAAACAGGCATCATTGATGTCGGAGGTGGTCTCACAACACGTGGTGCAACATACGTGTCTTCCTCTGATATCGGTTACACAGCCACTACCTTTTCCATGTATGTGAACATCCCTGGGACGTTTCTTATACATTTGTATCAGGTTGGCTCGGGCTCCTTGGGTGCTGTTGTGGCAGGCAACAGTTCGATAGACGGCGCGTTTAAGAACGTGGTAGCGACTTCCAACAATTCAAGTAACACCTTCTGTGTGATTACTTCTACCGGAGTCCCGTCAACGACCCCCAGCATCCAGCTTTCGGCTATGACAGCTTCCTCTCGAGTGCAATTCACCATAGTTCGTTGCAGGGCTGTGAATGGATTCGCGTAGTTACTTTTCTGCACCCAGATCCCGATGGCAACTTCGGTCAAAAGTCCAAAAAATAGAGTGTTAGGTTGTACAGAGAGCTACCTCAGTTCTCGAGACCCTATGATTTTCCTTTCAGATGGAGACGCATCCTGGTAGACAGGCGACGTACTGAATCTTAAATTCGGTGCAAGACAGGTTGGTCCCGTGTTACCGACCGTTGGCGTTAATGATACGCAGAGGAGTAGTGACCCTCTATGACTCCGTTTGTCTGAAGCATCATAGTTACATTTCTTAGGCTTCCTAGTAGTCCTCCCATTGTGTTCTTTGAATGGGGGGCGGTGTCTGGCATGGGCATCGCTTAAAAATTCATGCAAGTCCTTCGGGGCGCCAGAATTGAGCGG